ACAAAGAAATGTTTGGAGCTTGCATGGTGGTGGTGACAGAACTCAAGAGTTGGGGCATTCAAGGCTATGTCCAATCTGCTGGTGTGCCGGGACAGCAGTACATAAGACTAAATTTTGATGATTTTGAGCCTACTGGCGGCAAAGCAATATGGGTGGTGGCACATGACTGAAAAAGAAACAATGAAGCTGGCGTTGGAGGCGTTGGAAACGCTAATGATTGAGCGTGGTTCAATCTATGAAAAAGCCATTGCCGCACTCAAAGAACGATTGGCACAGCCACCACAGCGCACATGGGTAGGGCTGACTGAACAACAGCGCAATGACATTGAAGATGCTTGCGAAATGATTATTGGTAAACCAGCTTTTGATGCCATTGAAGCCAAACTCAAGGAGAAGAACACATGATGGGCTTGTTTTTAATCCTGTGCTTGGGTGCGGCTGTCACTATTGTGGTTGCTTGGGTATTTGTACAAATCATCCTATGGATGCAGGAATAACGCCCGTTCATCTTGGCGGCGTTTAACCAGCCCTGGCAGGACTTTGCCACCGCCCTTGATGTACTTTAGGAACTCATCCCCAGCACTCGCTTTGTCACCTCTAAGTACTTTTTGGCGTAGCGTTGAACGCTGGGTTGTTCCAAGACCGCAGTTAAAAGAAAAGCTGACAAGACTGTCAAACATCCCTTGGCTGAGATCGACAGGAAATAAAGTGTGTACTCCACGCTCAAACCTTGCAAGATCGTTTCTGAGAATAGCATTTACTTCCTCTGCTGAAAACGTGCGGTTATCTTCTGGACGTAACGCATAACCATCTCTTTGATCGACTGGCATTTTGCCTTGATCTGGGTAAAGTACATGACCGACTCCTATTGTCCAAAGTTTTGCTGGGCAACGATATGGTTTAAACCGCACACCTTCATGGTGCTTAATCATCTCCACAGCTTGGGCACTGATGTTCATTTTTTGAACGCCTGTCCACCAAACCAGAACGACACAATACAAGCCCAGATAATTTGTGTTTCATCATCCCACAAATGGTTTAGTGCTACATCAAAGGCTACATCTGTGTGCCAAGCGTAATAAAAACCAAAGACCTCGACAAACATAAACATGATGAACATCCCGTAGGTAATGACGCTACGGGTCGCCGCCCTCATGTCAATCACCCAGGTCGATGCGCCTTGTCCTAGTGCCACATCATGGGCGTATAAGGCTTGGCGTTCTTGCATCTGGGTCTGTGCCATCTGCACATCTGCATTGATCTGTATTTGCTCAGTTTGGATGTATTCTATGCGCTCTTGCGCTTCTAGGCCAGCTTTTTTGAGAGTCAGCTCACGCTCAGTCTGCATTGCCGCCAATGCAAGTTCGTGCTTTTTGTCAGACTTGTCTTGGATGAATTCAAGAATTTTTGGTAAACCTCCCATTAGGAAGCTGATGAGAGATGAAAAAAGAGTAAGCATTATTTAACCTTTCAGTTCAAAACTTAGATTGGCATGACGGGGGTATTGCACAACACGTTCACCCTCTGGGCATTTGTATTTGATGGTTGCCAGCAAAGTGGCTTTACCGTTGGCAATTTTTTCTTTTTGCACCATCGTCAACTGATATGTAAATGTATCAATTTCTGGCCCTGCTGGGCCGCTAAATCTACTGGCGGTGGTGGTTGCTTCATGCACCATACCAGATGCATCACGGATGCTTGGGGTGAAACTTTCCACAGAACAATCGTCCCGCTTTTTTATTCGTGCAACTGTGACATTGATGGGCTGTCCAGTCTCTGCAACAATTTTAAAATGCTCTGGTGACCATTCAAGAATGGCCCGATCAAACCAACCAAATTTATCGGCAAGTGTGTAACTGCCGCCTAACGCGGCAACGCTTGCGGCAAATGCTCCAATGACTTTGGTAAGGTCAATCATTTTGTATCTTCTTTTGAGCTTCTTCAACCTGCTTACGCAGTTTTTCCACCTTTTCCATTTGGGCTTTGGCCTCCCGCTTCACTACCATCGTGTCCACATACATCATCCCAACAAGGGGCAAGACCAACACAAAAACCAGTGCGAACAAGACTAAAACCAGAAGGTATCCAAACGACCCTGATGATTGAGATTGATTATCCACATTAGGCATATCAGGTAAGCGACTACGAAAACCACCGCCACTGTTTCCAGCACTCTGTCCAGTATCTGATTTTTTAACCTTTGTTGCCGCCATGCTTTTACCCGCTTTTGATGCAGTTCCAGAGCCGCTTGCTCTGATTTCTGGTCCAACAGCTTTTGATACTCCTCAACAATTTCACGCCAGAGATCAGGTTGTCCCATTTCCCAGCGCACCATTTTCTCAAGGTCGGCGTAAAACTGTTTGGTCTGCCTAAGAAACATCACATTGTCTATGGCTTGTGTGGCAAGATCGTCTTTGATTCCCTTTCGCTTGTTTTCTTCTCGCTGAAACTCTGCTTTTTCATGGCTGGATTCGAGTTCCGCTTGACCCTTGAAAAAGTTTGACAGTGCCCCACCAACCTCGCTGGTGATTTTGGTCAAGTCATTGCCAGTTTTCTTCAGGTCTTGGTATACGGCAATGCAACCCTTGATGCCTTCATAGGCACTTTTGCAGAGTGCAAATGCCGTGATTGGGTCAATTTACAACCCCAGTATTTTCTTAACCAGTTCACCAGCAAAACCAGGGCCAAGCAACACAGCCGCAATCACCACATATAGCAAATACTCTATACGGGTCATGCGTTGTGAACCAGACTCAAATGACTTTTCAATGGCGGTATACCTCTCAGCACATACCGCCTCATGTACCGCCAGTCGTGTGTCGGTATCCTCAAGCATTAAATGCCCTCGCCCTGCACGATGTAGACAGTTGCCGCCGCTGTTGCAAGACCGCTGAAATAAGATGTGCGAGCAAAACGCAGAATCTCCACAGCCCCAGGCACAAGCACAATGGCTGGACTTGGGTTTCCTGATACTGGTGCAACAGCGTTTGCCGTAGCCAATGCCGCAGTCGTACCAACGCCCAGAAACACCGTGTAGGTGCTGTCGTTGATGATGCGGTATTGACCTGTTCCCTGTGCATCTAACCTGCCGCTAACCAATGCTTGAACGCCAGTAGGGGCACTTGCCGCCGCAGGAACTACTACTGTTTCGCCAAGTGGCGCAAATGCAATTTGTGAATTGGTGGACATTTAGGACTCCTTGTGGGCTTTAGTTTAACAATCAGTTGCGCCAGCAAATTCTGGCAAAGTTTTTAAATGAATGTAGCCTTGTTTAATGAAATTACCACCATCCATTAAAGGACTAAACGAATAAAACTTTGCCAAGGCTTGAACCATAATATCATCTTGTTTTTTGTAAAAAACAACATTGATAGAAATTCTATTTTTATCTCCATGAAAACCCTCAACGCGAATATAAGCGTTATTTAAAACAGAAGGTGTTTCAAATCCATCTGGTGTGTGCTGAATTGTTTTTTGAATTGCCATGATTTCTCCTAAATTAAATCAATCTAACCAATGTGGTCGTATCAAATTTCAAAATTGTGTAAGTAGTGCCAACTGCAACAGTTCCAAAAATTACATCGTTGGCGGCAAAACCATAATATGTCCATGTTCCAGAACTAGGAATTTGAAGAATAATTCCCGTATTGTTTTGGGCACATACCAAAGTCACTTTGTATCCAACGGGTACGTCTTGCAAACATTGAACCAAGACAGACCCTTGTGACATAGCATTTGTGTTTTTTATCAACACTTGCGAATTGTCGCCTGTACCAAAAATTTGACTGTTTTGAATTACCGCCGCTTGACCATTTGTGCAATCTAAAACTGTGCCGCCATTGACTGCGGGTTTAGTTAACCAAGCATTTTGATCAACAATATTGCCGCCTGCAAAATTAATAAGTTTGCTTAGGCCAAATGTTGGCATTGCAATGCCGCCCCCGTTACGAATGACGTAAAAGTTTGATTCCAACGTGTTTACTGTTGGAGTTCCAGGCGAGGCTGATTGACCATCTAGCCAAAGATTAAACGTGTTGGCATAACCTCGTACAGAAAATGTTGCAGTTGTGCAAGCCTCCATACCGCCCACAAAATTATTTTCACTTGCATTAACGCCAGCATCAGCGTTTGCTAAAAACTGAAATGCTGTACCACACCCATAGAACTGCATATTGTCAAAATTGTTTGCGTTGCAATTTCCAGGGCCAACAGGTTGAACGTATAAACCGATGGTGCAAACTTCAAAAAAACAATCCCGAAAACTGCATACGTTCATCCCAAATGCGTATATGCCTCTAAAACAATTTGCAAATCTTATGTTGCTTACGCGAATTGAATTTGCAAATGTTGACCCCGCACCGCCTGGGTCTACGCCTCTAGTACCTAGTAACAAACCAATTGAAGAACCATCAACGCCAAAAATTGCTAAGTCTCTAAGGGTTATCAACCGATATGCCGTGGTTGCAAATGCAGGGTCACCGCCTGTTGGCGTGTAAATATAAGTATTTGTTGGGCCTTCGCCAAAAACAATTTGACCTTCAAGGCCAGTTAAATTTACTGTTGACGCTAATTTATAAGTCCCTGCTGGAATAAAAACTGATCTGCCAGTTGCAAGCGCCGCCGTAAGTGCTGGCGACATATCGGTTGTGCCTGGGGTAGTGTTAGTCCCAAAATCAAGAATATTGGCTGGTGCGCCAGTTATCATTGAATAAGATACTTTTGTCAGGCTCATTTTATTTCCCTATATATTTGTATTATTTTGCTTCTAATGCAGACACTCTAGCGGAAAGTTCTTCAATGGTTGCCAGTGCTTTTTGCAAAGACATAACCGTTATTGCAAGCACCGATCTGTCGTAATAGCCCCACGGTTTTGTAACGCTTGTTTCAGTTCCATCATCATGTTCTGTGATAAATGTTTCTGGTTCTGGCGCTGCTTCTGGCCCAATAGCGGCATGGACGTTCTGTGCATAAAAGCCAAGTTGCCGATCTTCACCAAATATTTCTTTTTTCTCATCGTTGTAGTACCAATAACCAGGTTCCAACTTTTTCAGCATGGAATCAGGGTCAACTGGAACACCATCTTTAGTTTTCCACGTTTCATCAGATACAGATGAAATTACGCCTGATGCGGAAAATGTTGCTGTACCGACACCATATGCACTCATGGTCACAATACCGCTACCGCTAACACCCATCAAAGATGACCCAGACTGGTTATTTACTAACATTCCATAATCGCTATTATCAGTCCCCGCGATAATTAGCAAACCATAACTTTGGCCTGTACTTGCACCGCTATGAACAACAGATGCAGACCATTCATTAGTGGTTGTATTTTTAACAGTAAATTTATCTGTGGTGCGCGATGAATCACCAACATTCAATGTTCCAGTTACCGCTAGAGATGAAGCCTTAGCTGCACCACTTACCTCAAATTTAACCGAGGGTGAAATTGTGCCAATACCTACACGGCTATTTGTTGCATCTGTATAAAATAAATTAGCGTCAGTATCGCCTTCAATTCGCACATTAAACACCGCACCAATCTCGTTAATCACAAGATTGGTCGTGCCAATAATCATTTTTTCAGTCAATGCGCCAGCAGTTGCAGTTTCAAAGTGAAGCTGGCCTTGTTCAGTGGTAGACGTTGGGCTAAGAATAGAAGCATGAATTAAACCGTAGGCTTGTTTGTTTCCCGCAGAATCTTCACCGTTAAACTCAATTTCACCCAATGTGTCAGATGCCGCTGGTGATGCCGAATCTCTATATAACTCCAGCAATGGGGATGCTGTTGCACCTGCGTCAGTAGATGTCAGGGTCACATTGGCAAAGTTGCCATCTGAACCGCCCTCAACTCTTTGCCAGACTGCGCCGTTGTAGGCTATCCAGTCACCTGTGCCAAAGAATAATTGCACACCACCAAAGGTCTGCGTTCCTGCGGTGCTGACAACATAGTAGTCACCCTTTGCACCAGTACCATCTGCCAAGGTTGGATTGTTGGTGGAGGCATTCCACGTGCCTTTGTAGTTCAAAGCACCAAGTGCGTTCGTGATGGTTGAGATTGCTTTTAACATGGTTTATTCCTCAGAATACAAATTCAATGATAGAGGTTAATGGTGGTGCTTGCGTGAATGTTACATTGCCACTTGCAAGCGTATATGTGTTTTGGTTTTGATATACGCCATTGATGTAAATCAGACTTGGCACAAAAGCAACTGAAAACACAGTCGTTGTGCCATCACCAGTGGCATTTACAAAAAGATTGCCAGCAGAACCGGGGAAAGCATTGCCATTCAGCGATGTATAGACCACCGTGGCGTTCTTATTCTGCACCTGAATGGAGTAATCTCCGTTGGTGTAGATGCGTGATGGTGTGCCTTGGTAGACAGGATAGCCTCCACTGGTGCGGATGGGCTGGACAGCAGTGATTGTCAGTGCATCATCCCAATAGGTAACAATCGGGTTAGTTATCGGGTTTAGATTGACCGTGCCAATCCAGATGTAACCATCCTCAAGCGGTTGACCATCAGCATCAACAAACGCTGGGTATGGTGGTTCTACTGATAGTGCGGACATTTATTTATTCTCCTGTGTGTCAAGGTTGACCAGCTTTGCGCTTGAGCAATTCTTCCATTGCCTTGACTGCGTTTTCCTTGTTGATACCACGCAATTCTTCAGCCTTTTCAGCAAGCAATTCTACTGCCCGTCTTGCCGCACCGCCCCTTGCAATATCAACACCAGTCTGCATGGCTTCAGCTACTTGGCCTTTTAGCGAGGTCTGTGCCGCCGCACCAAACATACGATCAAGCTCATTGACAAAAATCAACTGATTAACTACATCATCGTCAATCTTTAAGCCATATTTTGTTGCTGTTTTATTGGCATTGTCTAAGGCATCAATTAGATTTGCTCTTGTGCCATAGTTACTTGTCAATTTACGCATTGCCGTACCTAATGCTTTTTCTGCATTTGGTGAGTCAAAGTTAATTTGCGTACCAGCAGATTTTTGTAAATCATTTAATGCTGTAATGGTGTCCGAATACTTTGTGTTTGCCGCTTTGTAATCAGGGAAAACTTCACCAAGAGTGTCATTTAAATTTCTACGTAGATTTTTTAATGTTCTCTCAGCTTGTGTCGTAAGTGGGTTTGCAAGATTCCTAGTTCCGTAGTCAACTTGCGTATCAATAAAACGCTTTGCCGTATGAAGTCCGAAAGCATCAGGCACAGTGGTTGAACTAAGACGCTCTAAAACTGTATTAAGAATTCGTTGAGCTTGTCTGTCGCCTTGTATTTCAGAACCCATCAAATTGGCTTTTGCAACACCATTTGCATCAAGTTCAACCTTTACACCCAAAGAACCAAGATCTTCTATAAATGAATTTATGGCAGGATCAAAATTAACTTTTTTGCCCCTTAATTGACTATTGGCGATCTGATTTATGGCAGTGCCAGCTTCTTTGTTTGCGCTTGCAATAAAATTAATTCTTGAATCAACCGTATCGCCAAGAATGTCGGATGCGCGGTTCAAAGCACGAAACTTCTCACTCTTTTCGCCCATCTTAAAGATGTTGAGCATCTTGGTCATCGCCTGACGGTCTTTGTCAGATGCGGCCTTGATGCTAGCAATCGTGCCATCTTTCCAACCCTGTTTGATGGCTGATGCGGCCTCATTGTCAGGAACGGCTTGTGTACCTGAAATACGGAAATTTACTAGTTCAGTCGAATCAGGGTTTTGGGTAATTTCTTTTCGCAACGTTGCCGATTGTTGTGGTGATATTTTTTCACCAACAGTGGCAACAATACTTTGCACAGATTCTCTGGTTGTTGGTGCAGTTGGTGCGTCATAACCAAGACGTAGTTGCTCAATAGTTACTGGTTCAAGACGTTCACGAATTCCAGCACCCGCTGGTGCAACTTGCTTTGCAACTTGTTGTGTTACAGCCCTAGTTGCCGCAGGGATTGAAGGTACTAATGCACCCCCAATGGTTGCGGCAATTTGACCAACAGGGCCAGCACCAGCTTCTTTTGCAATACCACCAGCCGCGCCACCAGTCGCACCAGTAAGCGTTTGAAACCCAGGTGTGGTTGCCATCATGCGACCAACTTCACGGGCAACTGGACCTGCGGCGGCGGCTTCCATGGCTTTACCCAATGCAACACCACCAGCACCACCACTTGCGCCAGCCACCGTAGTTTGCACAATGCGTTCTGCGGCAGTACGAGGTTCAGCAACACCCACACGGGTCAATAAATCCTCAAGCGCATCAGTTGGCAAAGTGTATTTTGTGCCAAATAAATTGTTTACCGCACCAACAACAGGGTCAGCTACCAAACCAGCAAGGGTTGCCGCACCAGCACCAGCAATAGCACCTGGAATAGCCCCAACGCCAGCAAAAGGCGCACCCATAGCCGCACCAAGCATTGCACCAGCCGCAGGTAAAGCCATGCCCCTAGTTGCCGCCCCAGCAAGACCTGTTGCCGTTGTTGATGGCGGAGTTACTGGCGTGCCACCAAACTCCGATGCCGCCGCAATGTAATCAATTTCTTGATTTGCTTGCGTCTGTTGGGGTTGTGTAATTGGTGTAAAAAATGCACTGGTTGCTTCGTCATAAAAAGTGCCAGGTGGCTTACTGTCAGCAAGTGACATAGGTAATAACTTGTAACCCTTTGGCGGCGTTATATTTGCACCAGCAGTTTCGGCAAAAAGAGGCACACCACCAATTTCAACTCGAAATGGTTGGTTTTCATCTCCTGGGCTTGCGGCAATGCCGCCAAACTCTTTTGCCGCCGCGATGTAATCAGTTGCCATTAGTTTATCCCGAATTTCTTTTTGTAAGCATCAGCGGCTTTTTGATCTGGAAATTTAACTGGGCCACCTGGTGTTTGAACTATGACTGCCTTTGCTTCCGGCACATCTGGCGGTGGTGCTGATAAACCTGATCTTGCGGCAATATTTGCGCGAGCCTTTGTTAACAGTCTAGTAGCCTCGTTTATGTTTTCTTGCAGTCTTTCAGGTGATTGTTTCAAACTCAAATTTTGTAAAGACGCTTGCAGTTTGTTACCTTCATTTTCTGACAAACTACCCGTA